TTATGAATTATATTTCCTCGCAATCACAGGCGCGCTCGGTATAGACGGCGAAACCTCCACTTTCTTCTCTTCACTCCGCTTATAAACATAAATTCCCAACACCGATAACCCTATACCCCAAATCGTGCCGAGTGATTGCACAGCTTCAATCACCAAAGCCGCCTGATTGGTCTCGAACACAATCACATACGCAATCGCAAACATCTGCGCTGCCCATGTCACGGCAATAATATACCCGAATGTCGGGCGCATCCGCCGCACATACGGGTCAGATGATGCAACCTCCGCCCGCAACGATTCGTTGATCTGTTGAATAGATGTCTGCCGCTCGCTCACCTCTAACTCCTCCATCTTTTCAAGATGGCGGTTGATCTCGGTGAGTTGTTCAGGTGAAATTTCCCCCCGCCCAAACGCATCCGACAAAGCCCCCAACGCACTCGATGCCCCTTGCGCAATCGGTGTATTAACGGACTTCAACCCTTCGGCTAACCCTTTAATCAACGCAGGAATCCCCGCTTGTAATAAAATTGGTAATGGCATTTTATCCCTTTCCATTTCCGTCATTGCGAGCGTAGCGAAGCAATCCAAAATGTTGCTTTATGGCTCTGGATTGCTTCGTCATTTCATTCCTCGCAATGACAATAAATTTTCTAATCTACGATTGTATAAAAAACATGATGCCCAATACGTGTCGTTGGTTTCTGCCCCTTCGCCCAATTCGGTAAAATCGCTAACGTGTGATAATGGGTCGCCCCCAATGTTGCATCCTTGATAAAACCTAACACCGCGCGCCGCGCCACGCGCAACGCCGTTGCGAAATGCATATCGTCTGCGGTGACTGATGTCAGTTTTTTGAAATTCGGGTCAAGTTTATTCCAGCATGAAAACTGATAGGGTTTCTGGCACACCTGAATAATCGTATTGCCCCACCAATAGCCGTTATGTCTCTTGGCTACCTCGACACGGTTGAGGATAACAGACGCAACTGCCTCCATCCCTGTGCTTCCTTCACCACGCGCCTCGCCCCACAGGGTTCGTGCTAGCACATCAATTTCGATTTCTTTTAAAAAATCAGCCGAACTGGTGTCGGCTGATGGAGTGTTTTGTATGGGAATTAATTTTGATTGTGTGTCCATCTGTCTATTTCTCCTTATGATCCAGTTTGGCCTCGATCCGCAGTAAATGGGCGGTCAGGCGGTTTTCAATGATGCGAATATCGCGGGTTTCGGCGTATGTCCGCGCAACCTCGATCCGGTGATCGGCCAAAGCCTGATGAATTTTCATCAATCCATTTTCAAACTCGCGCCGCGAATTCCAGATCAACCAGAACAGCGCGGATAAAACGGGAATCTCGATCACTGCAATCCACCACCCGAATAATTCTATAAAACTTTTTTCCATTTAATTTCTCCTAAACATCAAAATCGGTTTTTGCTTGTCGCTTGGGTGGTATGGCAACCCATTGGCGTTCGGTAGTTTCCGCGATGGGAATTTTGCCGATGCGAATAGGTTCCAAAGACATCGCCCCTGCAACCGCATCCAGACAATCATCATGCCCGCCGCGCTTGTCCGGTCGCCAATCTTCCATCTCCTTGACGAATGGCGTGGTCAGGACGCTCCGATGCACATGAATGGCGCGCGCGGCTAACGGTGCATCAAATGCTTCGGTGATCCGTGTGGCTTTCACCTTGCGGCTGGTAATTTCCTTGATGGCGCATGCCGCACCAGACACGCCCAATTCCCGCCGCAAAATTCCGGGCAGGAATTTGCCCAATCCATTGGTCTCTAACGCCACAGATCGCAAATGAAACCGCTTGGCGAGTTCCGCCACCTGTTCACATTGCTGCGTGGCCTCATCCTTATCCGAATTCGGGTTCACGGTAATTTGTGCCAAATGATGCAACCAATATTCTCCCACCTCGTCCGTATAAACAATGGCCAACATACTGCGGTCACCACCTGCCTTCCCGAACGCGGGATCCCACCACGCCGAAACGCTCAACAATTTGCGACCGCACACAGTGCTATGCCGTATCCCATGCGCTTCGCGGGTTGTAATCTCTTCGCTATAAAATTGTAACAAAGACGAATCTAACCGCGCATCCCGACTATTCACGGGCTGGCACAACATCTGGCTCGCAAAAAGGGCGGGGCCCGTCTTGCGCAAAACGTCACGGATATGATGGTTCGGATACCGCTCAGGCCAAACGCTCTGTCCGTCAGGTGTTTGAATAGGTTGCACCAACCGCGCAGACCCTTCCAGAAACACCGTTTCCTCGCCCAATTCACCACGCGGGACATCGGCATAAATTGTGTGCCAGCAATGTGGCGTCCCGACATATAACTGTGTTCCGCCCGTGGTTAAAATATAATCCAACTCCATCAACCGTTCGCGCAAATCCATGCGTTTTTCATGCGTGTCGGATGTTTTTGGAACTTCGACATCATCACAAATAATCATGTCGGCGCGTGTGCCTGTTAAATTGGTGGTAATCCCTTTGGCCAGCATCGACGGGTCACGCAATTCTTGTGTGCGATTAATCGTGAATTTTTCCGACCCCCATTGATCCATTTTTTCTGGTTTCAACCCTTTGGTCATCGGATGTTTTTCAATGATGCGCTTAACATTCCGCACCATCTTCCGTGCGAGTGCTAAATCAGCAGACAGCACCAGAATCCGCGTATCCGGCGCACCTGCCAAAACCCACGCACAAAACACCCCGACCAAAGTCGATTTCCCGCATGACCGAAAGGCCATGAGGAGGAGGCGCGGATTGTCCTTCGCCTTCTCCGCCTCCAACCACTTGGCGATCTTCATATGAATGCGCGGCGTTGTAAATCCCTGACTGGCGTTCCACGTCGCCAAAAATAATGGAAAGGTACATATCATTCTTCCTCCTCATACGCCTCAATCTCCGCCTCGGCTTTGGTCATCAACCCTTGTAAATAACTGGCCTCCTCATCGCCGATAACGGCCTTATCCGGCAGGTCAGCCCATTTCGCGAGTTTGATCAGCAGTTCAATATGACTGATGGCGACCTTGGCTTGTTTGTGATGTGATTCAAATCCTCCCTCTCCAATGGTTTTGCTCATATGATCCCGATAAGACCCAACCGCCAGAGCAATAGCCTCAGGCAAAAATTCCGCAATCTGTTCGCGTGTTGCATGTTCAATTGTAATGTTCTTACTCATCTTGTTCCTTTCTGTTTTCTGATCATCAGGTCACCGATCATCCGCTCATCTGTCATGGGTATCTTCCAATCACAAACCATTGCCCCCCATCCGATACGACCGTAATCGACTGGAATTGTGCGCTTAACGGCTGGTTATATTGATCGGGCCCCGACCCACCTTGGACGGTGACAGTCACGGCGTTACTGGACACATCCGTTTTCTTGATGGTGATTTGTCGTCCGATGGCCTTTTTGGAATTGGCGGGTGGTAATCGCGCATTGAGCGCCCCGCCAAAACTCGACAACAAATAAACATCGACCGCCATATCAATGTCATAGATACCCGTGCCATCGTAAAACCGCGTGTTTCCGGGGGAACGGTTACTGGATATCACAAACCATTCTGCCCCGTTCGACATCACCATCACAAAATCATTCTCCCCGCCTAGGAAGTATGATGTCCTGTCAGGGCCAGCACCTCCGCCAGCTTCGGACACAGTGATAATATTTTTCGAACTATCGATTTTTTTAACAACCATCATCGCGCCTGCCGCCGTGCCCGCATTCGGCAGATTAATGGTCAAAGCCCCGCCGAAACTGGATACCAGATGGACGGAATGCGATAAATCAAGATTGAACGTGCCGCTTGTATCAATATATTCGGTGTCATATCGTTGCAGGGTCGATGTCAGATCATTGCAAATCGATTTCTGCAATTTGTTTTTATACGGGTATCCCGCATTAAACGCTGTGTAATTGCCACCCGAAAAATCCCAAATCGCTGACCCGTCACTCGCCGATAATAAATTATAAATCGCCGTTTCAATTGATCCTGCATCCAGACGCACATTCGGCACACCATTATGCGACTCCGTATATAAATTCACGAAAATGGTTTTGTTCGACCCCGCCCCACAGCGGACACAGGCCTGCGCGGTAATATTTACGTTGGCTTCGAAATCGGTGAAACTATTGTTAAATGACCCCGCTTCGACATACACACCATGCCCCGATGTCGTTGCCCCCAAAGAATAAACACGACATTGGGTAAACCGGTTAGCATTCGGCGTATCCCCCGCGCCAGACCGTTTTAAATGGATGCCGTTGACAAAAGGTTGGGCGACCAACACACGCGTAAAATTATTCCAGTAAACAGGTTTATTCGTATCTGTCCCACCATCCAGTAAAATCCCCGTTTGCGCCTGCCAGGTCGACACATCCACCACCGCATTATTCACACATGGCCCCGATGTTCCCGCAAATTTCAAACCGACATCACCGCCGAATAATTTCAAATTGGCAATGCGGTTATAACTGCCGCCAATTTGAATCATGGTGATCGGCATCGTGGTTGTAATGAGTGACGCATCCCCAACCCCGATCAAACTTTGCCCGTCATTCATCGTTAAGGTCGATATAATGCGGTATGACCCTGCGGGTACAAAAACCGCTTTCGATGCACTCAACGCCCTTTGAAACGCTAATGTGTCATCCGCCACACCGTCACCAACCGCGCCGAAATCTTTAACCGATACTTGTTCCTTTAATTTGTCGCTGGTGGTGCGTGTGACTGCTCCCGTGCCAACTGCCGTGAAACTCGGTTGCGCCATACTGCCGTTTAAAGGGACGACCATCATATTCCCGTCCGCATCAAACCCCAACGCTTTCCCCGCCCGAATATTTTTATCGGGGATGATGTTGGATACAGGTGTCTCATGCGGATTAAACTGGATCATCGCCGCTTGGTCTTGTTCCAACTGCTGCAACCCCGCGACCACAAAATCCAATTCGGTATTAATCGCACTCGCCGCAAAATCACCGCCTTCGATAAAATCGGTCAATCGTTCAAATGGCATACGACGTTCCAACGTAATCACCTGTCCATTGGC